TGTACGCTCGGGACTGTATAAAGCTGATCTAGTTCAAGATGTCGAGCCTGATAGGTACCCTAAATGGTTGATGGATAAAAACCAGCAAAGCGACACGCAGCAAGTACGCGATGCCTTTAAGTGGGTAACTATCTACGAATACTACGATAGAGAAACAGGCAAAATACAGCACTACGTAAAACAAGCTGACGCCGTAGTATTTGAAGACAAGATTGACTACATCCCATACTCGATGTTTAGCCTAAACCAATCGGGTATTGATTGTCTTGGTCTTAGCGAAGTTCAGCTTGTCCTAAAGCAACAAGAGACAATCAACGATTTGCTGACTCACATGAAGCAGATCACATACCTGCAGATCCCGAGAATCCTTTACGATTCTGGTCGAATCACAGAAGAAGACCTGAACAAAGCCGTCGAAGCAAGTGTCGGGTCGTTCATCGGAATCAACCCGTCAAATAGCGAAACGCTTCGTACACTAGCAACGCTATTCTACGAAATGCCGCAACCACAAAACCCTCAAGGCGTACAAGAGTTTGTCGCCCGCCAAGAAGACGACGCGGCATTCATATCAGCGCTTGCCGAAGCCGCTCGAGGGCAAGTGGTCGGCGCACGTACCGCAACTGAAATGGCAATTATCGATGCTCAAATGAGAACTAGGCTCGCGACACGGGAAGGGCATCTTAACGATGCCATCGAAGATGTAGCGCGAAAAGCTTTTTATCTAAGCAAAAAATACATGCGGGAAACTCGGCTCATTAGGGTCGCTGGGGATCGAGGCTGGGCACAACTGGCCCATAAAGATTTAAGACACATCGACATGGATTTTGAAATGGTGTCCTACAACCCCATTCGAAAGAACCCAAGCGTAATGATCGAGAGTCTGCTTCAGTTGATTCCGTTCTTGGCAGAAAACCCCAATGTCGATATCCGAAAACTAACCGAAGAAGTTGTTACCGGTATGGGCTTGTCGCGGCGCATGATAATTCCAAAAGCAGAACTTGAAGCAATGGAACAAGAAGCAATGGCCGCGCAAGCAGGCAACCAGCAGGCACAAGCCGCTGCAAGCCTCGGCGGTGCGGCAGGTGGTCAACCTTATATCGAGGCGCAGCAATTGGCTCAGGTTCAACAAGCAATGCAAGAAATGTCTCCAGAACAGGCCATGGCATTGAAGAAACAAATCGCGGAGAAGACTGGAATTGATATCCCCGCGACACCCGAAGACGCACTACCCGCAGGCGGGGGATCGCCTGTTCGTGAAGGCCAAGCGTAATATCTAAACGTTGAGGACAAAAATGAAAGATTACTCTCCAGGCAAAAAGCGCGACCGTATTCGGTACATCGTCAAAAATAATATGCGAATTCCAAAGGGCAACAAGCCGCTAATGGAAATTAACGAACCAAAAAAGAAGTCGCGTAAGCCTGCGAAGAAAAAGAAATGAGTGACAAAAAAACATACGAGTTGACTGGTGGGCCCGAAGGTACTGGAACAATCCAACGCCCAGCGGGGGTCAAAACGAAATCTCAAAAGCTTAAGTATGACTTGGCTATCCAACAACGTCAAAATCCTGATGTCAAAACAAAACTCGACAGTCTAAAGCGACAAGCACAAGACGAGCACGCAGCAAAGATCGACAAGCCACGACCATCATTTTTTCCGCCGATGGAAGATGACACCGGTGACGCCGGTAAAGATGCCGTCGAGAAGTTCTTTCAGGCTGCGGACGAAAAATATACCGTAGGTCCAGAAGATAAATTTTACGGTGACGTGGGAGGTGAATTGTTCGAGAAATACGGTCTGGACCCAAAAATCCACGGAGACATAGACCCCGATAAAATAGAAGACGAAATAACTCAACGTATGGAAGGTACGGGAATGTTCGAGGGGCAAAAAATGACACAGGCAGAAGCCGAACAAGACTACATAAATTTCCTCCAGGAATCGGCCAAAAAAGCAAAAGCCAGACAAGACTTCTATGCCGACCCCGAAAAGGTTCGTAAAGCACATGAGACGACCGCTGAATTTAATCGATTGATGAAAGCGTATGAGGCAGACAAAGATTAATGAGTTTACTAATCAACAATGTGGAATGTACCGGATGCGACTTCTTTGAAGAAGAAGTCATGTACCGACGTGCTGACGGACCTGACGATTGCCCCGCGTGCGGAAGCGAACGCAAGATGAGTTTCAAAGGATTTACTTTTGCTATCCATGGTCAAGGACCAGGATCATTCGCCGCAGTCGACTTTGGCGTACTCGGCAAAGCCGAAACCAAAGAAGACTACGACCGCTGTATCAAAACAATCGAAGAACGATTCCCAGGTAAGCGCGTCAATATTGAAGGTGAGAGTCCAGCACAAAAAGCTGACCGCCTTGATACGATGCGTCACAATAGCTACAAGCGTAAAAAGGCTAAGGGCTTAAATGATAAGATACTAAAAGAAGTATCGACACACTCAAAACGACTCAAGGCTGAGGGGCGCAAAGAAACAAAAAGTGCCGCACAACTTGTGGGAAATAAATAATGCCTGACCCAAGCCAAAAAAGTCTACTCTCAGACATCGAACTTGTTGAATACGCACATCTTATGGCGGGACAAAAAAACAGGTCTCTTCGAGAAGTAAAAGACGATACACTTAGAGACGCAAAAGTTGTTCAGGATCGGGCAACAGGAGAGCAGGTTAGTGTCCCAAACAAATTTATTCGTTCACTTGGAATTAATTCCGCTTTTGAACTAATGAGGCCGGATCTGTTTCAAGAATACCGGGAACAAAATTAATAACCCCACTGGTAATCTTACCAGTATGCAATAGGATAGTATCATGGCTGCAGAACAACCAATGTCCCCAGAAGAAGACGCCGCTCAAATGAGCGAACTCAAAAAAATTCTCGACCAAGCAGATGCAGACGCGGCGGCAGAGGGTGCGATTGATGCTCCCCCCGCTGAAGAAATGGGTGAAGAGGACGCAGAGTTGGCTCCAGCCGAAGAAATGGCCGAAGAGGACGTGGCTGAGGGCCTTGATCTATCACCGCTCATTGAAACCCTGGGAGCCACGGAAGAACGCGCTCAGATGCTGTATGACGCCGCGCAACAGCTACAGAAGACACAGGGCAAAACTCCGCAAGAACTTGCAGACATGATTGCCACTGACTTTGACATCCTTATGCAGCTTGAAATGGTCGCAGCCCGTGGTGAAGGCGGAGCGATGGGCGGACCTGCTGCAGGGGAAATGCCACCGGCTGGACCTGAAGAGGCTCCTGCCGGCGAAATGATGCCGCCAGAAGGTATGTAAATATGTGGGAAGAGGACAACGAGGCTGTTGAAAGCGAGCAAACTGAAGTCGTTGAGGCGTCAGCGCCTGTAGAAACGTCGAGTAACGAAGTTGAGCCGATTGAGGCCCAGGGTGTTGAGGACACGTCCTCAGAGGCGCCCGAAGTGTTCAATTGGAACGGCGAACTCGAAAGTTTGCGGCAAGAGCAGTGGTTCAACGAACTCAACGAAAACCTTCAAGGGTCTATGCTTCGCGGGTTCGAAACCAAGTACCAAAATTGGGCCCGAGGGTACCAAAAGAAGTTCGACGAACTATCCAGTCAGCGGAGAGAAGCTGATCGCACGCTAGAAAAAGCGCGAGAAGAAGAACGGAAGGTGATGAAGTGGCTTCACGGTGACGTGGATCCATTGCTCGAAAAACAAAAAGAAATCGAAAATCTTAAGATTGCCCAAAAAGCCGCGTTGAAGACACTGCAAGAACGAGCCGAAGCAGAACACGAAAAAGCAAAAAGTGCTTTCGGCGAAGAACTAGAGGCCGCAATTAAAGCGCGTGACGAGGCAATACAACAACATGTCTCACTGCAACAGACCGTCAAAGAGTTCGAAGATGGAATTACTGAGCGGGAAGTAGATGGAATCGAAGAGTACCTGATTAAACAGGCCTCAGATATCTACGAGAATGATGAAGCATTTGAAGACTTCCTGCTTGCGTGGAAAACGGGTGCAGATATCGACAAGGCTATCAAGATGGTCCGCGCTATTTACCCACTGGAAAAAGAGCCTGAGCCTGAGCCCGAGCCTGAGCCAGAACCCATTCCCGAAGGTATGAAGCTTATGAATATGAAGCCTGATACTGCAGCAGCTACAGAGGGTGGGAACCCGAAATCTTTCGACGAAATGATGATGGCGCTGAAAAAAGAGGGGCAACGAGAAGCTGACCTCATTCGCAACGCATAAATAAAAAACCCCCGATGGCCTAAGCTACCGGGGGCTTTTCTTTGTCTAATTATCTTATGCGTACTGATACTTAATGTACGGACGAACAACACCAGCGGTAACTTGAGCGCTTGCAGCATGACGGATGTGAATCGTACGAGCAGTCGCTGAGTACAGAGGTGCTTCTGCCGTAAATGTCAGCGCAGCGTCACCCTCGCCTGTAGCACCAGAAGCAACACTAATTACCGCACCAATGTTTACTGCCGTGTCCGAACTCATTAGAGCCGAAGCGCCGCAAATTTCAGTCCCAGCGGCAGCGGTACCCGATGAAATGTTAATGTTACCGGAAGACCCTGCAATCGCTGTGGTGACAACGAGACCCACGTCAGTGAGAAACGTTCCCGCAGGTTGCGTGATCTCAAAGTCAGTGTTGTGGGCCGAACCTTGAATCACTGATGTGGAATCGGCGTAAGCGATACCGTCAGCAGCAGCAAAGGCTTGAGGCGCGAGCAAGATTTGACCCGTAGACGCATGAACAGACAAGACTGTACCAACCTTCGTCGCCATAGTTCCTGGGGTCAAGCTGAATGAACCCGGCGTATCAGACAAGAAAACAGGTGCGCCAATCGCAGAGCCTGAAGTGTCCACGCTCTCGACAAACTTCCAAGGAATAGCAACAGGCGTGTAGTTTCCAGACGCAGCCGCGTAGTCGGCAACGTATAGCAAGCCTTCATTCAGAGTAGCCGCCCCGTCACCATCAGCCTTGGCAACCTTCAAAAAGTCGCCCTGTACACCGGTAACAGAAATAATATCGTTAGCGGCAACAGCACCATCACAGTAAACCTTTACCGCGTTTGAACGAAGCTTGGTTATGCCTGGGTAGATTTGAGTTTGTTTAACCTTAGCCATTTTATTCTCCAGCCCCTCGTGGGGGTTTCAGTCCCTCAAGGGGATTTCAATACGCAAAATCGCGTGACACAACTATATCACTTCTTCTTAAGTCTGGGTAGATCCTTAGGCTTCTCAGCGGGCTTAGACTTTTTCTGTGCCTTCCAGTCTTCGTAAGTCTGAACATTAGACTTCGGCTTGGGATCTTCCGTAGGCTTAGCCTTTTTCGGTGCCTTAGACTCACTCTTAAAAACAAACTCACCTGACTCGTCTCGCGTGACTGTTGTTCCCTGCTTACGCATTGCAATAAGCATTTCGCGAGCCTTGTCCCGCTCAGCAACATCGCTAATCGAACTGAGATACGCGATCTCGTCATCGTTAAACTGACTCGGACCTGTCTTCTTTACTGACGTACCCGCACTCTCTCTAGCCAACCGTTCCTTGCGTTTAGCGCTAAGGGCTTGTCTAACGTCCTCCGGAGGAACATTGCGTTTCGTAGGCCCAGAAGACCGCTTAGCGGCATCCGAAACCTCCTGCTCATAACGCGAAATGTCACGACTCAGACCAGGCTGAATCTTAGCTTTATCAAGAACTTGCTTCTGCTGAGCAGGTGTCAGCGCATCAAAATATTTTGACGGGTCAACAACAAGCCGCCGCTCATCAAAATGAGCCGGAAACTCCTTCTTCGCAAGAACGCTTAGGCTGTGAACCAGCGAATCGCTCATACCAACGGTGCCCTTACCCACGCCCTTCGTATACTCTTTTTCTAAGGGCGACCGAGAGATTACATCCCCGGTACCCTCTGGGTAAGGATCAGGCGCATCCTTTGCCGCTTTCGTACCAGGCTTACCCACCAAAACGTTGCCTGAGTCATCAACAATAGCTGTGTTCGGGGCTTTCGGGTCCCTCGTCACAATCTCACCCAACTCATCAAGCTGCTGCTTTTCCGCAGCCGTAGGTAGCCGAGTATTTGAAGGATCTACAATCTGACGAGACTCGCGCATTTCGTCTTCAACTGTTTTTACCCTGGCGCTTTTGCGACCCGCACCAGCACGAATACCACCACCCATGAACGGCTGACTCATGGGGCCTTCCTTCATGCCGCCAGTACCGTAAGCCGGTGCCGGTTTATACGGAATCGGCGCCTCACCTCGAGCAACGCGGGCCTTGTTCATTTCTGCATGCTCAAGCTTACGAGTAAGGTCAGACTTTACGCCTAGACGAGAATCAGTAAACAAACGCTCAGCCTTGGATATAGCATCGTTTAGTCTACCCTCTACCTCACCTCGTCGAATAAGGGCCTCAGACTCAGTTATGGCGCCCGACCGGAGGTCAAAATCAATCGTATCCAATCTATCGGTGACATGCTTATCAATAGTAGCCAGGTTGTCCCGCAGCGTGTCCGCCGACATACCACGCATAGAGTTTGCTGCTTTCTTCAAACTATCGCTCATTGATTTAATCATGAGCCCGCTAAAGGGCAGCGCCATAAACCCCACGCCCATAAGAGCATCTTCGCCTGCTCCCTCTTCACCCATCAGATGGCGCCCTGTTGCTGCGCCGGTATAAAGAATGTCACCCAAAGTCTGGGTTATCGGCTCCGGTGAATAACCTAAAATTTCGCCCTGATCCTGATAATGCTGAAGCTTACCGCGAGTATCGATTTCTTCCGCAAGCCGCTTCACCTCAGCCTCGTCCGCATCCGTCATAGGCTTGTCTTCTGTAATACGAACCGTAGGCTCACCTGCGCTGACAACCGTCGGAGGAAACTGTGCCGAAGTTCCTTCACGCTCGGCACGCACCAATTTGTGATAGTCCTCAACACTACCCATTAGTTTTTACCGGGCCCATAAAGGTTATCCGTCCTACGTTGAGAGAGTCGCCCCATGACGTTGTGGGGAGACGCTACACCTGTAAGTTTTTTCGTAACGCTAGATTGAGACACGCCGCCCGTCAGCTTGTTCTTTCCGGTACGACCAAAAATATCCGGCGGGGCTACCGAGGGAGAACCGCTAAAATCGACATCCGAGTAAAGCGTACCTTTGCGTGACTTCTTTTTTGCCTGACGACGCTCTTTCCAGCCCATGCTACCCCCAATAGGCTAAATTGTAACATAACTAACTAACATTACTACATTCGTAACAAGTTACAGAGATAACTCACGAAGACTATATAGTACCGTCAGCATATTTGACACACTACATAACCGAACGTTACCATGAACGGGACCGCCTAGGTCAGTCCGACAAAATTTACGCCCGGTCAGTACAACTCTCCACTGATCGGGCGTTTTTTAATATGACTTGGAACTGCCGTACGGATTGTGGTCACCATACGACTTGTGCGGTTTTTCATCCGACTCATTATCGGACTTATCTTCCGAATCTTCCGAATCGTCGGAATCCTTTCCACCATGTTCCTCGCCGTACATTTCTTCGCAGATTTCAATAAGCTTATCCGCCTGACCTGCGTGCAATTTAGACGCCTTGTACAGCTCTTTGGCCATTTCCTTCATCGCCATGTGAGGATCGTCGGAGTATTTGTCATCACCCTTGGGAGCCCCCTCATCATCGCCCATCATCATCTTTTTCTTGGCGTCGACAAAAGAATCACCGCCGAAATCGGGCATATCCTCACCGACTACCTCTTTTTTCGCCATAATAATAAGTTTTGGTCCAGATCCGTGCATGATTCTTCCTTATATTAGCTATTTTGCGCCCGATGCCGCACTACCAGCTACGATTCGGGCCAATCGTTCGTCGAAATCTACGTCTACCGTAACGCCTACCCGCGTTTCCGCCGAATCCGACTGCGGAGTTATGCCACATCGGTCCAATATGGCCTCTGATGCCTTGACTCTGTCCCTGGGCTGGGCCCCAACGTCCGTAGCCACCTCTAAAAGGGCGCTTAATGCGGCTTCTGCGGCCTCTTGTAGCCCCTCGCCCAGGACTTTTTGGCGCCTGTCGGCCCCATCTTCGATTGCCTCCACAAATTCGGGCTCTTTTGACCACGACCAAACCGTTGTGGGCCGAATTCCCAGCCTACGGGCCGTGGTTGCAACCGTGTACCCCGCACCAAGCAGGCTTTTCGCTACATTTTTAAGTTCATCGTTGCCGTCAAAGCGGGTCTGTTCCGCCAACATAGCGACAACCTCAGCCTCCCCCGCAGGAACTACTGTACGGGGGACCAACTGTAGGCCTTCGGGCGACGGTAGGGTCGGTTGAGGGCTATCTGCTTCGTCTTCCATACCCCACACTACCTCGGCTAAAGTATAATCACAAGGTCATTCCGCTTTTAAGCCGTAGTTGTCCTTGGCCCAACCATCCCCTTTGAGGGAAAAACTAGTTAGCGCGACTTTCTTATTCATTTGCTTCGAACACTTCTCGCAATCAGGCCATTTTTCGCCGAATTTCTGGAGTACTTCAGCAATTCGACCACAAGCGCGACACTCAAAAACATAGAGCGGCATAAACTACTCCTCGGCGCCTGGTTGATTCTTGATATATTTACCGATAAAAAATTCAGCGGCGCCTTCCTTGCCTTCAAGGGGATCAAAATCATCTACAGGGTACCGAACACCTACCGGGTCCAAATTAAATGACGCGATAAAGGGTGTGTGGGGCCCCGCCCAGCAACCCTCCACGTTGAAACAAAAGTAATCTTCCGCTTCCTCATTCGTCGCACCATTATTCATAAGTATCTGAATACACTTTTCACGATCATATAAAGCTAAAGGCTCCGTAGAACACCGCGCAATTATGCCGATAAGGGCGTCATCGAACCCGTCATACATAAGTGCTTCCGGATTTAGTTCTTCCAGAGTTTGAATTGTGTCTTTTGGTGATGCTACCTTAATGTTCATTATCCGCCCCAACCGTGTGGAATTAAATGACCTGGCCCGTATGGAGTTTCTTGGACCTTAATTACTTTACCTGATGGATCTACACCGTCATAAGCTACTACATCTTGTAGTGACGGATCTGGAGACCAATAAAAAACCATCGTTTCATTGTCTGTCTTACCCCAATAACGCCGCCAACCCTGCCGGTCATAGTAAGAATGAATGTCAGCCTGAGTTTCAGGAATTCGTTCGCTTGCCCGCCACAGATTCCAGCCATCAGGAACACGGACCATACCCGAATTATCGAGTGGGGCATCTAAGACAGGTCCGGACTTAACCGCCTCCACAGGAGTAGCGTTGGCTTTTGAGGGTTTGGTAGACGGTGCGCTCACCGTCGCGGAAGCCCCAGGCGGTGGAGGTGCGAGATTTGAGTCCTTGAGACCCCGAACTAGCGCCAAACGCGCAACCGTTTCGCGGGTAACCACTATGCCAAGTTCGCGAACGGCCTCGGATTTACTCACGATGGGAACTAAATCGTCCAGTTGTGACAATATCTGGTCGTCTATCGGTACTTCGATTGTCTGCACAAAACCCTCCTATCGGGAAACCTACCACGGGAGACCTTTCGTAGCAAGGCGGTAATACCATTATGGTAAGGTGTTTTGAGAAATATGTCCGGTCGGGAAAAGGCTTCTCCAAAAAGGGTCCCATTGAAGTACAAGGAGGGGGTAGCCCCCCTACAGCGAATTTTAAGTCACAATCCGGGGCCGCACATATATCTTGAGGACTTACAACGATGGTTGGGGGGAATGGTGTAACTAAGTGAGTAGAATAACTTTCCTTCTTTCAGCGGGGGAGGATTGGATAAACGTTGGGGGTTTCATGTATGTCCAACCCAACACGAGGATCGATCAAGGTCTCGGTGCTGTGCCCAGGCCGACCCGATCAAGCTGGAACGAAACACACTGGTATGAACAGCGCACAGCGCTCAAGTGAAAATAGTTCTTAACGCTCGTTCCTCACTAAACTTTTTTCCAATGCTATCTCTAAGCTTGGTCACAATCTCTAAGTCTTTCCTTCGTGTGCACTATTCCTCCCAGCGTGTTGGAACAAAAGCATGATCGGGACGACCCGGTCACGCACATCAACCTCGCTCTCAACCTCGCGGTTGAGGGTGAGACTTACCTGGAGAGTAGACATGAGTTGGAAGACTAATGCTTACCTCCGACAGCTCCGTCCCATGGACGGTCAGCAAGCTGACCGCCCCGAGACAGAGCCTGTCGTGAGGACCGACACCACGCCCGAGGCTCACGATGCTACCGCATCGGAGCCGGCCGTTCACCCTAACCAGCAGCCGCTCTTCGGGCGTGACGATGATCACCCCGTAGTGGCTCCGTTCGACCCCTACAGTGGTTGCAGTTGTGGTTGTTTCGATCACTTCCTGTGCCGCTGCGACAAGCCATATCCGAGCGGAGACGAAGAGATTCCGTTCTAGTCACCTTGAGTGATTCCACTGCATGCTCATCGGGCTTCGCTGTCCGATGACCATTCTGTGAAATCCTTCACAATATCAACCACTTAGGAGGCCACATGGGCTATTCCAAGTTCTCTCACTTCCTTCTCTCTATCGATCTCTGTACTGACATCGAAAGCCTTGTCCGGCAATACGAACTCATTCGCAATGAGTACGATCTTGCTGGGTTTGAAGAAGACAAGCACTGCTTGCTCGCGGAAGACCCGTACCACCAGGCATACATGAAAGCCTTGTGGTCGGTGATGGAGATGTTCGAGATTCGTGTCAAGAATCTTGGAGGTCAACTCCCCGGCTACGGTGATTGATTCCTTTCCGCGCTCATCCGGCTTCGGTCGGATGGACGTTGTGAGTAATCAAACTCAAACCAAACTGGAGGCTCCGTGAAACACCCACCAGATCTTTTCGACCTCGAAACATTCGACCTCGAAGCATACATCATTGCCGAGATTGAGTATCGTCTCAGTCGTGGCCATGTTCGTATAGCTGCAACCTACACCAAGTGGCTCAACGATATCCGTAAACCCTAACCCCGTTACACTCTGTAACACTCTGTAACACAACCAGTGTTACGGCAAATACCAGGTTCTTCCTACCACATATCTAAGTGTAACACTGTAACACTATTTTTCTTATATATACTTACGTGACGAGAGCGACAGTGGGTTTAGAGCAACACGCTACGCGCTAAACCCACTCGTCACACTCATAAGTACATACTAAACACAGAATCCGTGTTACAGTGTTACACCACACCATACCTCAGGTTCTTCCTACCGTATCGCGTAACACACCGCCTGTTACACTGTGTAACGCCAATACGAACACTCGGCCATAAGCCAGGTTCAACCGTGCGACACAGCGTAACACTATGCTTTTAC